TCGTGGTAACGTATGGGGTGCAGGTACTCCTACAACACTTGCTGATTGGGATACAATCGTAGCTCGTCTAGATAAGCAGGGTGCTATCGAAGAGAACGTAGTATTTGCTAACCGTGGATTGTCTTTCGACATCGACAACATGCTTGCTACACTTAACGGTTACAGCACAACAGGTGCTTCTCAGGCTGCGTCTTATGGTCTATTCGATAACGATGTGAACATGGCGTTGAACCTAGGTTTCAGCGGATTCCGTAGAGGTTATGACTTCTATAAGTCTGATTGGAAATACTTGAATGATCCTACAATGAGAGGTGGTCTTTCTGCTGCTGCTGCTACTGCAACAGGTACAGTTACAGGTCTTCTTGTTCCTGCAGGTTCTACTTCTGTTTACGATCAGATTATGGGCAAGAACGCTAAGAGACCATTCTTACACGTTCGTTACCGTGCTTCTGAAGCTGAAGACAGAAGATACAAGACTTGGATTACAGGTTCAGCAGGTGGAGCAGCTACAAGTGATCTAGATGCAATGGAAGTTAACTTCCTTTCTGAAAGATGTGTTTGTACTTTAGGTGCTAACAACTTTGTATTGTTCCGTTTAGGTTAATAACTAATCAAAAAAGGGGGGTGTCTTAACCGACACTCCCTTATTTTAAAAATCAAATTAAATCAAATAAATATGTCAAAAGGTACAACTCCCGTAGACAAGGTCTACAAATTAAAAGTGGGTACACCACTTTCTTATACACTAGTAAGTAGAAACCATGCAAGGTTCCCACTTCTTTGGTATGATGAGAAGAATAATGTAAATAGAGCGTTGAGATACGCAGTTAATCAAAAGTCTCCATTTGAAGATGAGCAGGATGGAAATGCTATACTTGAGCCAATTGTGTTTGAGGATGGGTTTCTAAGGGTCCCAAAAAACAATCCTGTACTTCAGCAGTTTTTGCATTACCATCCATTTAATGGTGTGTTATTTTCAGAGGTTGACAAAGAAAAGGAAGCAGCAGAAGAAGTAGCTGACCTTAACTTAGAGGTTGATGCTTTGGTTGAAGCACGTCAATTAACAGTAGAGCAGATTGAGGTTATGAGTAGAGTACTATTCGGTAAGGACCCAACAATGATTTCTACTGCTGAATTAAAAAGAGATTTATTAATATACGCAAAGCAAGACCCAAGGGGGTTCTTAAATACTCTTAATGACCCTGAGCTTAAGTTTCAGTCTAAAGTTAGATTGTTCTTTGAAAACAGATTATTAGTATTGCGTAACAATGATAAGGAGGTTTGGTTTAATACCTCATCAAATAAAAAGAAAATGTGTTCTGTTCCATTTGGAGAAGACCCTTATTTAGTGGTTGAGCATTTCTTAAAAAGTGACGAGGGATTGGACGGATTAAAACTATTAGAATCGAATTTGGTTTAGGTTGTGTTGTTTTGTTCCGTTGATTAAAAGAGGGTTGTTGTTGCCCTCTTTTTTTTTCTTATATTTGTGCAATGATAAACTCAATAAGGAATACAGTATTATCCGTATTGAACAAGAACAATTACGGATACATATCTCCATCAGACTTTAACCTGTATGCACTTCAGGCTCAGATGGAGTTATACGAGGAGTATTTCAGCAACTATAATAAAGATATCAACATGGAGAACTCCCGTATGTCGGGATCAGATTATGCTGATATATCAAGGGCATTAAGAGAAGTATTGGAATCATTCTTAGTTTCTGATTTTTTATATCCTGTTTATTCAGCATCAGGAAATTTACTAAATAGATTTTATTCTCCATCATTAATTACTACAGGTAACGAGGCTTACATGATAGAGAATTTACAATGCTATACAAATCAGTTGACATTGGGTTCAAATACATCGGTAGCTTCATTTCAGTTAGTTGACCTTACTGCTACATTTTTATCTAATGGTATTAATGTGGGAGACATCGTTGTAAATATAGTTACAAATCAAAACACAACAGTTGAAAGTGTTCTTTCAAATACAGTAATAAATCTTAATGATGATATATTTACCTCTCCCGGTGAGGATTATAGGGTGTATTCTGCGTCTGTTTATAGTGAAGTTGAAAAGGTTCATCCTGCAAAACTTAGCTTACTTAGTACATCAACATTAACATCTCCTAGCTTGATGTTCCCTGCTTATGAGATGAAGGGTAATAATATGATTTTTTATCCTACAAGTATAAAGGGGTACGGAGTTGTTAAGGCTACATACTTTAGATATCCTAAACCACCGAAGTGGACATATGTTTCCTTATCTAATGGTGAGCCGTCATTTGACCAATCTCAACCTGACTACCAAGATTTTGAAATGCCACAAGAGGATGAGTTTAAATTGGCTATGAAGATATTACAATACTGTGGTATGTCTATAAGAGAGATTCAAGTAACTCAATTTGCTCAAGGTCAAGAACAACACGAACAACCATCATTCAGTCAACAAATATAAAGCATGCCATATATATCACAATACGAATATTATGACAACAATGGTAACTCACCTCAGGATGCTAATTGGGGTTCTTATCAATATGTCAGCCTAAAGGATATTGTAACAAACTTTTTGTTGATGTACTCAGGCAACCATTCATTAGTAAATAATGAGGAAAGGTATAAGGTTTTATTTCATGCCAAGAGAGCTATTCAGGAGTTAAACTATGATGCATTCAAAGAGATTAAAGTTTTAGAACTTAGTGTTTGTGATTCATTAAGATATGTTCTTCCTTCTGATTATGTCAATTGGGTTAGAATATCTCTTTATAAAGATGGATGGCTTAGACCACTTAGTGAAAATATTCAGACATTATCTTCTAAGGCATATCTTCAGGATCACAACTGCAATATTCTTTTCGATCAAAACGGTAATATATTAGAACCACAGAACTCAACAATAGATTACGATAGGATACATAAGACAAAGAAGAGCTTATATTTAAATCAAGGAAGTCAGTTTAATGGTCAGATGGGATGTTGTGTTGATGGCAATTGGTATTTTGATTATACTGTTGGCAATGCTATAGGTTTAAATACTGAGACAGCAAACTTCAATCCAACATTTAATATTAATAAGAAGGCGGGTGTTATAAACTTTGACTCTTCAATGGCGGGAGAGTTGTGCATACTTGAGTATGTGTCTGACGGTATGGAGAACGGAGACGATTCTCTTGTTAGTGTAAATAAATTATTTGAACAATATATATATGCTGCAATAAAATATGAGATATTAAATTCTAAATTTGGTGTGCAAGAATATATTGTTAATAGAGCTAAGAAAGACAGGACATCTTTACTTAGGAATGCTAAAATCAGAATGAGTAATATTCATCCGGGTAGGCTTCTAATGAACCTAAGAGGGTTGGATAAAATGATAAAATAAAATGGCAAAATTTACAAGGAGCTTTACTGCAGGTAGAATGAATAAGTCTGTTGATGAGAGGCTTATACCTAATGGGGAATACATTGACGCTATGAACGTCAGGATGGGGTCCACAGAGAAATCTGAAGTAGGTGTTATAGAAAATACAAAAGGTAATTTGCCATTAACAAACATTACTTATATTGATGGTACGCCATTAAGTATATATGCAAAGTGTATAGGAGCATTAGATGATAGCGCAAGAGAAACTATTTATTGGTTTATTAATGACCCATCATTTCCTTCTACAACAGGAAAGTTGGATATGATAGTTTCATTTAATGTATATACCAATATACTTACATATCATATTATAAGTACAGATGATGGAGACGGTATAAACACAACATTAAACTTCAATCAGAATTATTTAATAACGGGTGTTGATCTTGTTCAAGACCTTTTGTTTTTTACTGATGATTATAATCAACCAAGATTTATAAATATCAAAAGAGGTTATGCTGCTCCTATTGCATACATAGATCAGTTTAGTGCAGAATCAATATTGGTTATAAAGAAGCCGCCCGTTGAAGCTCCATTTGTTCAGCCAATTCAAACTACTTCTGAGTCAAATTATATGGACACTAGGTTCATATCATTTGCTTATAGATACAGATATATAGACGGAGAATATAGTGCAACATCTCAGTGGTCTGAGATATCTTTTATTCCCGGACCGTTTAACTTTAGTCCTGACACATACCTTAATCAAGGAATGGAGAACACTTGTAATGCAGCTAATGTTACATACGATTCAGGTGGACCTTTAGTAGTTGGTATTGATTTATTATTCAAGCAGGCTGATAATAATATAATAAAGATAATTGAGAAGTTGGATAAGTTTGAGTTAGGGTTGTCTGATAATACACCTTACACTTATACTTTTTCAAATAGTAAAATATTTACAATACTTCCTGAGGCAGAACTTTTAAGGTTATATGATAATGTTCCTTTGTTAGCTAAAGCCCAAACAATAATGGGTAACAGGCTTATGTATGGGAACTATGTTGAGGGCTATGATTTAATAGATAGAAATGGGGCTAATGTAAAGTTAGAATATTACACAGAACTTGTTTCTGAACCAATAGCACTTTCCTCTATTCCTTTCACGTTGACACCTTCTGATTATACAATAGATACATTTCAAACTATACCTGACTCAGTTATAAGTATTGATTTTAATGGTATAGATTTAGTTCAGGGAAGTTCTATAAATATAAACTTTAAGTACGAACATAATTCATTTAGTGGTACTGCTCCACTTCCTACACAGGTAACTCAAGAAATAACAGTTTCTTTTTCTATATTCTTACAAAACTCATATGCTAATGCATACGCACTAGCAACTAGTTCTGAGTTTATTGATGTTATAGGTACGGCATTAAATATAAAACCTGTTTACTCTCCAATACCCGGAGCAGATACATCTTGTGATGGTTTTAAGTTGACGGATAGATTTAATTGTTTGATACCTGATACACTAACGACTCCTAACGCATTTGGATCGGTAACTAAATATGAGAGTGGTATATCTGCAGTTGGTCAACCTATAGCAATATTATCAAGTCCATCTAGCACTAGCATAGGATTACAGTTATTAGCAATGAAATTTGTTGACGATGTTACTGCTCCTGTTCAAAATGTTTATGAATATTATAAAATAAATTCAGCTAGTGTTTCATTTCAAGAGATAGCTACACCAAAAAGTTTGCATAGCAATAGAGGGTATGAGATTGGTATAGTTTATATGGATGAATTTAATAGAGCAACAACAACATTAGTGAGTCCTCTTAACACTGAGTATGTTCCGTGTTCTTATTCGGGTAGACAGAACTCTATCTATGTAACAATACCTACAACACAAATTGCTCCGGCTTGGGCAAAGCGTTATAAGTTTGTTTGTAAGGCTGACCTTGAAGGATACGATACAATATATTCAAATATATTCTTTAAGGACCCAAGCTCAAACGATACATACTTTTTATTAGAAGGAGAGAATACAAGGAAGGTTGAGGCAGGAGATACATTTATAGTTAAGTCAGATGCAACGGGTATATTAGATAACTGCGTTACTGCAGTAGTGTTAGAAAAGGAAGCAAAGCAAGCAGGATTTATATCAGGTGCGCCTCAAGGGGTATATATGAAGATATCTCCAAGTGGATTTTCAACATCAATATCTCCTAATGCATATAGAAATTATAATTCAGGTTCGTCACCAATTCAAATATCACTTCCTTTGAGTGATCCTGATCCTGCAGTTCCGGGTACATATACAAATATATCAATACCTGTTGGTTCCGCTATAACAATAGGTTTTTCCGTTTCAAGAGATGGGTACGAATCTATGGTGTGTGATGACTGTGCTAAAAGAAAATATACATTTAGTAAGACATATGTGTCTTCAGCAAATTATACAAATATATTTGATTGGTTTATAGGAGATAATATATCTCCAACATTAAGTACAGGTACGATTGATAATGGACCGGGTGAGCCGGGATGGAGTTTTTATTTTATACAAGCGTATTCAGGTGGTCAGCCTAGCGGACCTTCTATGACAATAACTGATTCTTGTACTCAGATATATTATTATTTTAATTACTTTCCATCTACAAATGTGTATGCTTTTTACATGGTTGGTGGATGTAATTGTACAGGTGGCTGCGGAAACACGGGTACAAATCAATCTTGGACTAATGCAGCCTTCTTAATACAAAGGTCTATTAATAAATTAGTATTTGAAACACTTCCAAGCGAGACACTACCTGATGTATTTTATGAGAATCATCTTTCATTTGATATAGATTCCGCCACAGGATATCATAAGGGGAACATCCAAAACCAAAGTGCAACTGACCCTGCAATTATAGACACAGGATTCTTTAACTGCTTTACTTTTGGAAATGGAGTTGAGAGTTATAAGATAAATGACTCTATGGTTGGAAAGACATTTAATTTAGGTCAAAGGGTTACATCTGTTTCAGCTCAGGACTACAAAGCTGCTGATAGATTTTCAGATATAACATATAGCGGAGTATATAATCCTGAGTCAAACCTTAATAAACTAAATGAGTTTAACTTAGGTCTTTTAAATTATAAGTACCTAGAGATTTCTTTTGGAGAGATATTTATATTGGATGGGCGAGAGACTGATGTGTTGGTATTGCAAGAAGATAAGATATCTTATGTTTTGGCGGGCAAGAATTTATTATCTGATGCGGCAGCAGGTGGTGCTATCACATCTGTCCCTGAGGTTTTAGGGACTCAGATAGCTAGAACAGAGAAGTATGGTATAAGTTTCAATCCTGAGAGCTACGTTCAGTGGGGGTACGATAGGTTCTTTACTGATGCTAAGAGAGGAGCAGTTATTCAATTAAGAGGAGACTCATATACTAGTGAACAGTTAAAGGTAATATCTGAACAAGGCATGAGGACTTGGTTTAGAGATTTATTTAATTCTTCATTTAATACACAAAAATTAGGTGGGTTCGATCCATATATGAATGAATATGTTTTATCTCCAAACGATATAAGACTTCCATTCAATCCTGATTGTATACCATGCGGGACAATACAAACATTTACACTTCTTAATGAGACTAGAGAAAATAAAACACTATCATACTGTGTTGATGTTGGAACAATTATAGGAAGGGTAGATATAGAGTATACTGTAATTAGCCTTAGTGATGGGGCTTCATTTGAAATTATTTCTACATATAATGGAAGTTCTGTTTCATCGGGAACTGTTAGTACTGTTATTAGCGGTACATTTGATTTTTACAAGGACACAAACTATATAGAAAATTCTTCTATAGACATAACTTATTCAGGGGCTGTAATAGTTAATGTGTTAGTAAAGTGTCCTACACCTGTCCCTATGAATATAATTGAGGTTGTTGTAACAAATAATTATCAGGCAGGTCAAACAATACACACGGAGTATAGATATATAAATGGTATATATACATCTCCACTTCAGTCTAGCTTAGTAACGCTTGTTTCAGGGACAGATAATCCACTAGTTTCTAGATACAATATTACGTCAGGACTTAC